CCTCAGGGTCTTGGGCTTCTTATTCCTGATGATCCCACGACTGGGACTGTTGGCAATATCAATCGTGCTAATGAAAGTCAGTGGCGTACTTCTGCCTACGACTTCAATGGCAACTTGGATTCGACCAACATTGAAGAAGCCTTTGATGATATTCTAATGGACTTGACACTTAAAGGTGATAAGCCTGATGTTATCCTTACTGGCCGTAACTTGTATCGTCACTATCGTACCGCAGTGCGTGACAAAGTTGTTATCAACTTGTCAGAGTCTAACTCTGGTAAGAAGATGATGGACTTAGGCTTTGCTGGTGTCAAACACCAGAATGTTCCTATGTTGTATGATGAAGACTGTCCTGTTAATAAAGCGTTCTTTATTAATAGTAAGTATCTTCGTCTACACATTCTTAAACATGTCAACATGAAAGTCAAAGAGCTAGTTGCTCCTTGGACGATTGATGCTCATGGTCGTAGGATCGTTTGGCAAGGCCAGTGGTGCATGTGGAAATCTTTCCGTACACATGCTGTTTTGATTAATTCATAGGCAAAGGAGTAAAAGGGGATGAATACTAATATCAAACCACGTTTTGAAGTACATAAATTAGATGGAACCGCTAAGAAGACTATAGCATCTCCTAAGACAGACAAGAAGGGTAAGCTCTTAGGTGGCTTCGATTACGAAGAAGTAGAAGTTGATGCTGGTTGGATGGTATATTTTCCTAATGGTTCCTCTATCCGAGTATGGACTAAGGAAGAAATGGAGCGACAAGGTTTCTTACGTGATCCGAATTTAGTGAATATGGAGACTGGGGATGATATGGGTCCAGCGACCAATACCAGTCTTAAAGCTAGATCGGAACAAAAAGAGATAGTTACCAAATCTTCCCAAGTCCATCATACTAACTCTTAATGGAGAAGTAATATGTCTAAAGTTGTTGCAGACAACTATCCGCGCACTATCAACCAGTATGTTCCTAACATGGAGTTTGCTGCTGACGTAGTAGGTAATCAAGTTATTGTTAGTCTTGGTGCTCCTGCTGCTCCTGATGCTGATGGCATTTGGGATGGTGTTACCGTTGGTACTGCTGGTGGAGATATCCACACCAGTTCTGACTACAAAAACACATTTGATGGTAGTTCTACTTCGCTAACTACTACTGCTGGTATGATTGATGCTACGTATGGTCGTGCTGTTACTTGTACTGGCAATGCTTCTACTGACCAAGTTGTGACTGTTATTGGTCGTGATTATCTTGGTCAACCGATGCGTGAGAACTTTACGCTTAGTGGTACTACTCCTCAAGTAGGTTCTAAAGCCTTTAAGTATGTTGATAGTACTTCTTGTACTGTTGGTACTGGTGGTTCAACTCTTGATGTTGGTTGGAACGATAAGCTAGGTGTTCCTTATGCTGGCACTTCTCTTCTATCTGATACGGAAGATGGTGTTATTGCTGCTGGTGCTCTTACGGCTGCTATTTCTACTGATCCGCAGACTGCTACTACGGGTGATCCCCGTGGTACGTTTGATCCTGCATCAGCATGTGATGGTTCTATCGTACATGAAATCCGTTATTTGTGCAACACAAGTGATCTTCATGGTGTCGAGCACTATAACGGCTAGACATAGAAGATAGGTAGGAAGGGTTTTGCCTCCCCTTACCCTTCCTACCAACTTCTAGGATACATACATGGCAACATTATCAGAACTAATTGATCGTACTGCTGATAGGCTATCTATGGTAGCTGGTGCGGGAGTGCAGACATATGCAGAGGATCGCATTGGTGAGATGATCCAACATAAGTTTGATGTTCTATTCGATGAGGTCTGGTGGCCTCAATTCCTTACATGGGCGCAATGGACATTAGATGGTACATTAGGTGTAGTTACTACAGATGTAACATCACTTATTAAGAGGTTTGATGACATAAGAGTCATCTTCCCAGAAAATTCAACTACTCCTCTAACTAGGATAAGTGCATTAACTACTAATCCTTACGAGTTGAGTGGTACTGTTCCTATTCACTATGAAGCTCTTGGTCCCAATGCTAGTAACAAGACTGAAAGAGTATTTCAAGTGTGGCCTAAAACAGCTACAGATGATATCATAGTACAGTATAGGACTAGACCAGCTACGTTTACCTCTACTAGTGAGATAGACTTTGATGATCAAGCACTAATACTTGGTGCTACGTATGACTATCTAGAGGATGATGGTACGAATCCTAATGCCTCACAGAAGTTTCAGTTGTTATTTGAAGCTAGAGTTAAGCAGATGAAGAATACTTATAACTCTGCTCCTATTAGTCTTGATCCTATTACAGCATTGCCACAGACGTTTAGTTTTGTTGAGCTTTCGTAATGGCGGAGATAAGTAGTACTCCTGGATTTACGGGGTATAATAACTTAAGAGACTTTACAGTAGACATGTTAGCTAACAAGCTAGGTGTCGATAAACATAGAGCACAAAGATTAGGTTCAGGGATATTCGGAGATGATGTAGAACAGTATCCGGGAAAAGGACAAGGTGGACTAGCGGATTGGACACCATTCGGAGTACCGGAAGCAGCGAGGAGAGCTACTAAAGCAGCAACAGAAGGTAACTTAACAGAGACTATAGCACAAGGTTTAGGAGCAATACCAGGAGTTGGTCCCGCAGCTAAGAAGGTTACACAAAAAGTAAGTCCCTTAATTAAACAGTTAACAATGAGGGAACAACCTAAACAGATTACTTCTACAGTACCTAATGCCCCTGGCAAAGCTTTTAGGCACGTACAATTAGCAGAAGGACAGAATCCTATATATGGAACAGTAGATAGGTATGATGATAGTTTGATGAATGTACTAACAGGCAGTAAGCAAGATAATGATTTTCATGTGCTGGTATCCTCTATCCAAGACGAAGGGGATATCGACAGGATACGTGCTGCTACCGCTGGTGGAGGACTTACTGAAAAGCAAGGTAAGGATGCTTTACATTCTCCTTACTACTCAGGACCATTCAGTGAAGAAGCAACTAACACTTTAGCAGATAGAGGACTAATTGTAGGTAATACTCTTAAGTCAGGTGGATTTGGTGGAGTAGGAAAGAGAGAGGCGACTACAAAAGCAAGATTAGAAGCAGCAATGGCAATAGCACAGACAAATGACCTAAAAGATTTAACAGGTGACATCTTTGGTAGTAGAGTATCAGGTGCTAAAGTAGGTTCCGGAGGCACTTTTAACCAACGCCTTAGTATTCCCCAACTAATAGCTAGAGGACAGAAAAGAAATATTGCTCCCGCAGAAGATTTGACTTTAGGACAAACTGGAAGACAATTAGAAGATATGAAACATGGAAGGCGAGGTCGTGTTGATGATACTGATCCTTGGGATGACCAGAGGTCCCCTGATGATGATAGAGACATTCCTTTCTAATGGCTGATACATTCCTATTCCCTAGTAAGCAACAAATTAAGAGAGGTAATCACCTCTTAGATGCTACTATCAGAGACTTCTCTGGTGGATGGAATGTGGTTGACAATGATCTAAACCTAGATACTAAGTTCTCCAAGGTATTAGAGAACATGCAACGTGGTATTGATGGGGCTAATAGTGTGCGTCCTGGGACAAAGTTGTTTGCAGAGACTAGTGATATCTTAGATGAGATCATTAACTGTGAGTATTACAATGGACATATCATAGCTGTTGGAGCTAATGGTAAGATAGCTAAGATAGATGCTAATGGTAATACTGCTGAGATATGGTCCGATGAGTGGGCTAACAACCTCGCTGGTTCTCCTGATGGTTGGAGTACTACTTCCTTTGTCTCCTTTGCTATCTTCAATGGTGAGTTGATTATATGTAATGGAATTAATAAGCCTCTTATAGTACATACTACTATGATGTGTGAGTATCTTAAGGACTTAGGTGACGACTCTAATGTTAATACTCCCATAGCTAGGTTTGTTGTAGCTCATGGTAGGTACTTAGTCATGTCTGGTAGCTTTACTGAAGGCTTAGAGGATAGACTATTCATCTCTAACACAGATACGAGTGGTACATGGTTAGGAGATAGTGCTCCTAATGATGCTATCACACTTGATCTTGGTAGTCGTGTACCTGTAGGTTCACATGTTATTAAGGGACTAGGTAGGTTCCGTGATAAGCTTATGGTCCTGTTTGAAGATGTTATCTTACCGGGAAAATTCGGTGAGTTTACAGATGATATACATACGCCTATATTTGATGATGCAATACAAGAAACTGGAGCCTTATCTCACAGGATCATACAGACTGTTGGTGAGGACATGGTATTCGGAGATGTTAATGGTGTCTCCTCTGTTAAGAGAGCGTTGTTCACTGGTAGTGTGACTAGTCAGAGAAAGTCCGAGCTTATTGACCCTGCTTACCATAAGTTAATTAATGCTTTAACGTCTACTGCTACTGTTGAAGATCAAGTATGGTCCTTATGGGATAGTACTAGTAACAACTACATGTTGTTCATTCCTAATGCAGATGATAAGGACTCTATTACAGAGTATAGATGCTTTGTATATAAGAAGAACGAAGCCCTTAAGATCAATGCATGGCATGATTGGCGTAACTGGAACTTCCGGTGTGGTTGTAGGTCTGCTCTAAAGAACATCTTCCTGTGTGAAGGTACACAAGTCTTCTTATTAGGTGATGAAGCACATGCAGAGATAGTCTCTGATTATATGGGTGATCAAGAGATGTGGGATGATGAAACTCCCTTTGGTGATTATACGGGATGGAATCCTGTAGCTGATGCTGCTGATAGTGGTGTACCTATTAAGTTTATATGGGAACTTCCGTGGTCAGATAACAATTACAGGTTCCTAACTAAGAATAGTAGATACATTAACTTTGATACAGTAGGTGATAACAAGTTTACCGTAGAGATGTTTACGGATAACAACTACTTAGATAAGACTGACTTTGGGGAAGATTGGGAAGAAGATGAACTCAAGTTCGATGATTTAACAGGATGGGATGTAGATGTTCTTGATCCTATCTTGTCAATGGACTTTCAAGGTGGTGATAGCCCTGGATTCGGTAATGATGAATTTGGTGAAGACTTTGGTGGTGGGCGTCCTACAAGACTAGAACAATTGTATGCTTGGACAGCTAAGTATAAACTACAGAAGTTTCGTATAACTGGAGATGCAACTAAGCCTCTCAAGTTTGTTTCTATATCTATGGCTTATCTTAATGGAAGCCCAAGGAGATAATCATGACTAGTAGCGTTGATGCAACATTCCCGGCAGACAATACGAAAGTATCGAAAGCTACATTTAGAGCACAAATGCTTATCATTAAGAATGAGCTTACAGCTTTACAAACTCGTACTGGTGTTGCTAGTTCTAAAGCATACTATGATTATGTAGACCAAGCTGATCTACAGTTAGCTATTACTCGGCTTAAACAACAAAGTACATTTGCAAGTGACATTGCATATGGACGCCTTTCTATTAACTCGTAGGAGAATACAATGTCTGATAAAATCGGCGTACTTGGTGAGTCTACTACTGCTTCGGTAGCCACTACTACTGCTTATACGGTTCCTTCCGGTAAAGCTGCTAAGTGCCAAATCCAAGTTAAGATTACTGCTCATGGATCAAACAGTACTGGTGACTTCTTAGTACAGGTCAATGGTGTTACTATCTTCTCGCACCTGAACCTTCCTGCTACGGAAATCATGTGGTCTAACTCTACTACTGCTTTGCATGATCCCTCAACTTCTGTAGAACCTGATGGTACAACTGCTGCACTTACTTGTGCTCCCGGTCCTGCTATCTACTATCTCTCTGCTGCTGATACCGTTACGTACACGATTGGTACGGATGCTTTGGTAGCATGTAGTGTTCAAGTAGTGGGAACAGAAATCGACGTTTAGGAAGTAACATGACTGAAACAACTAACTTTAGTTTCAATCTAACTGACTTCGATAAGATACCTTGGCATACTGAGGAACATAACAACTGGCATCTAGTTGATGCTTTGATGGCTAGATTCCTTAACATTAGTAATGTACAAGGTGTATGGCAGAACGCCTTAGCGGTAACAGTAGGTCAACGGTATATCGATACTGCTGATGATACCATCTTTGAAGTCTTAGTAGCACATACAACTCCTAGTACTGGCACGTTCAATGCTGCTAGGACTGCTATTAGTGCTAACTGGCAATCAGTTAGTATTGATGCTGCTTATGCAGGTGCTTGGACTGCCGGTACTGTGTATAGTGTCAATGAGTTCGTATCTGACTCTGCTAGGTATGGTGTTGTAGCTGCGGTTCATACTGCTGTTACCTCTTACGATACCGGAGTGACTAATGGTGACATTGTTACTCTAGTAGATGTTAGTACTCTTATTGGCGCTACTCATCTTACTAACACTATAGCTCCTGGCGGTACTCCTACTGCTACATATGACTCTGGTAATGCTAGGTTCAACTTCGGGCTAGTTACTGGTAATACAGGAGCAACCGGCGCTGCTGGTGCTGATGGTACTATGGCAGGTCCAGTTAGTTCTACTGACAATGCTATTACTAGGTTCAATGGTACTGATGGTACTACGGTACAAGATAGTAGTATCCTAGTTAGTGACGCTGATGCTGTTACTGGGGTAGCTTCTATGGACATAACTGGTGCCTTGACACTTGGTACTGCATTAGCTGTCTTAGAAGGTGGTACAGGATCAACTACGGCTAGTGGTGCTAGAACTGCATTAGGTCTAGGTACGTTTGCTGTAGAAGCTATTAATGCTGTTCCCGCATTAACACTTGCAGGCGCAATTACTGGTGCTGATCAAACTGTCACTGCTATCAACTTGAAAGACTACGGCGAAGTCACTAATGCCTTGGGAGCAATCTCAGGAGCTACAGCAATCGATTTAAATGCGGGAAATAGTGTTACTATTAGTGACGTTACTGGAACCACAACATTTACATTTAGTAATCCAACAGCCTCAGACGAGCTATGTGGCTTTACACTAGGAATTACTAATGGTTCAGACGAAACGATAAACTGGCCATCATCAGTTGATTGGGCTGGAGGCAGCGCACCGACTTTATCAG